TGGCTTGTCGTAATAGACAGGACCCTAGCCCGGATATATTTAGGAGGGTTGAAATCGTGGTCTATAAAGACACCGGTGTCCCCTATCCGGATGTTGGATGGCATGTCAGCCAGGCTCAAGGTGTACTGGACTTTCGGCTCCGAGTGCTCTTTAAGGAAAGCTATCCCCTTTTCTAGCAAGTTTTGCCGGTCCCCGTTGTTTGAGTCACTTAGGAAGTAGTCAATAGGATTGAGCGTCTCAGTACCACAGTCGAATGACCACTCTCTGAGCGCCGAAACATGGACTATCTCGGACTTCCCTTTAACCGATTGGTAGCCCTCAATATCAAGCTTTCTGGTGCTGATGAGCTTCTCCAGGTTGTTTGGCTCATAGATATTGAGCGTCCCATCTGGTAATAATTCCATGTTCTCGATACCGACATACTTCTTAATCAGTAGACTGGCCTGGCGTGAGCCAAAGTTGCCTGTTACAGCCTCATAGATGCCTTGAGCAATGTACTCAGCTAACTCTTTGGCCCCTGTTGCGTTAGGAAATATTTTTTTCTTCTTGGCCCCTACCTCTTCGTACCACTGATCCCGGTTAGGTAGGCCATACTCTTGCCAGTTGACACAGAAAACATTGTCGTACTTTGCCGAAGCGTTCCGGTATTCCATAGATATGGCCACTTGACCGGTGATTTCTGAGGCTGTATCGACAAACAGGATTTTCTTGGTCTGGCCAATCAGCTCGATTATTTTCTCGACATCAGCATGTGGGACGCCGGTAATGTCGAATGTCCCCAAATGTATGACCACGATGTCACCTAAAGAGCCGGCCTTGACTAGCTTGTTAACGACAGCCACCCCGTCCAGGTTCTCTTTACCAAGTGGCTGAGCACCTGGAAAGAACAAGCGTCTTAGCTTCTCGATGTCAAAGGTTGCCGATGGGATAAGCTCTTGTAGCCTTGGCTTGAATAACTCGGCAATCCCATCACCGATGACCGTCACTCGATAGCTCTGGATGGCCTCTTTAGCTGCACTCGTTAGCTTACCACCTACAAGCTTGTTGATAGGCGCCTGGTTTGGCGAAATTCCGCCACCGTTTGCCTCCAGAGACTTGTCGCTTGTTGATACCTTGCCGGCCCCGTTAAAGGCCTCTTGGTCCCATTTATTAAGCCCATTCTGCTCAATAACACGAATTAAGTCGATGGCATAGGTTGGGCCAGTGGCATATCCGGCTGCTTTGACAGCATAACAGGCTTTTTTGTAGTCTCTCTCTCCCACAACAGCCTTGTAGTTGTTCTTTCTCCATGGTTCGTTAGAGAAGAAAGCGGCGTGGTCTTTGAGAGAGTCCTCGATAGAGTCATACGCCCTAAAATCGGCGTTAATATAATACTTAACGCCTCCGGCTGTATACTCTGGTGTCCTCATGTTCACCGTCCGGCCAGTCCAGTCGTTCCCTGGTTTGATACCGAATTGGTTCCAATAAGGTGCTTTTGACAGGGCTGAGCCTCCCCATCCGGACTCGATAACAGCTTGAGCAGCCGATAGAGACGGTAGGATTTGGTGCTCATGCCATCCTTGCAAACAGCCGAGCTTAATTTGGTCTAAATATCCCATTAAATCCCTCCTTATCTCTTAACTCGGACATAGCCCAAGACTTTGAAGTTGGCCGTTTTCGCTACCTGGACAGGGTTCCCGGCGTGAATCATTTGGCCATTACCCAGGTAAATCCCGATGTGGTTGGCGTCACCGGCCCATGTGTAGCCTGTATCCATTAAGACCATGTCCCCACGCTCTGGCGAGCTTACACGGCTTAGACCGGCGTCTCTGGCAGCCCAAACGGCTTGGCTAGTGAGTCGGTAATTTGGATAGTTGGTAAATCCGGCCTTGCGGTAACAGTAGTTACAGAAACCAGAACAGTCGAAGCTATTAGGCCCATTGGCTCCCCAAACGTAAGGCTTGCCTTTCTGTGCCATAGCTACCTCTACTAATTTCTCGACCAGGTCATCCTGTTGTTTAGGAGGTGTGGCCGGTTTGGAGGTGGTTGGCTGTTGCTTAGGCTCTTGGATTTCTCGACCTCTGACAATTACTCGGTTATAGATGTCAAAGGTGTTGATTTTGCGGTGTAGATTGTAGAGCGTGTCCTCTGATGTCACTCTAAAGGTGTTGTCATCACTCTTTCGCTCTTTGACCACGTTGACCATCATCTTTGGCTTTTGGCCAGGTGTAAACTCGGTCTTAAATTCGAGCTCCATTCCGAATGATTTGGCGATCGAGCGAATACGTTCCAAGGTTCGTTGTGGACTCGAAAACTCAAGTCTTAGGACTTTATCTCCGGACTCGTTCTTATTGACTACCCATCCGGTCCCCTCAAGAGTGGCGTCCATGTAATAGTCAAGCCGTTGGTCGGCAACCGGCGCCTCGAAGGCCTCAACATAGGTGTTTAAGAGGTTGATTGAGGTGTCCTCGCAAGAGATAGACTTGACCTCCCTGGTCTCCTCGATTGAGGTGATGGTTAGGAGGAGCTTTTCTCCCACATGGTTTTCTGTCCAGATAAAATTACCAACATCCAGGACTGACACACTTGGCGAGGTCTTAGGGACCTTAAACTTGAGCGTGTACATGCCTGTGTCGATTGTGGTGGTCAGCTCATCATCGTAAAAATGGACCCCCTCCGGAGAGGTAAGGCCCATTAAACCGATGCGTTGATACTGGCGGTTAAAGATTTGTGGTATCACTATAACCACCTACTTTCCCATTCAACTATGGCCTCCACTGGTTGAGCCCAGGATGAGGTCACTAGCTTTAATTCTGTTGGCCCGGGACCAACAGAGAAGAATTTACTGTCGTAATCAATAGCGCCCTTAAACGTTGCCCCGTTTAATAAGACGCTCCCGGAGATGTTGTTGATTTGGAGCCTATCACCGGCCGTGAACACGTTCTTTAAGTCTCTGACATGGGAGTCATAGGTCCGGCGGACTTCGATGTCTCTCACGGCGAATTTTGAATAGGCTCGCTTGCCATGAGCACCAATATAGACCATTGCCTTAGTGGCCCTCTTCTGGGCAATAGCGGATGAGTAAGTCCAAGTATAGACCTCTTTATCCGGTAGCACCCCAGGCTTGGTTGCGGTGGTCCGGTTACGGTACTCGGCTATGTCTTTCTCATAGATCCAATAGACCGGCGTTCCTTGGTAGGTCAACAAACAGGCTCGCTTGTCACCCGTTCCTCTAACCTGGTCAACTCGATAAGTCCGGCCTCGAGTAAATGCCAAGATAGGATGGCCTGTCTCGGCGTTTGTGGCCTCTTTGGCAATATGAACCATATCACCGACCTGGATGGAAGCAGCCGGCGCCGCTTGAGTTACCGTCAGCTCGGTCCGGTCATTGTGAGCCCACCACTCGAAGAGGTTTCCGGTCTTTTTCATAGTTAAGTAGCCAGAAAAGGCCGGCATGGTGAACTCTTGGACCAGGGTGAGCTTCTTAGGGTCCGGATTGTCGCTTGAGGCAATCATACAGCTGATAGTTATCTCGTTCTTGTTAAGACCTTGGTCTTGGAGATAAATGGCCATAACCGGCTTATTTTCGCTGTCTGAGACCATTATCCAGTAGATACCGGTGTTGTTGGTTCGGCCAGATAGGTCCATCATGTCCACACGGGACTTGATGATGAAGTTATCGGCCTCAACCTCCAGATTGCCTCGCTCAAAGTCCTTATAGTAGCCGTGCCCTTGCCAATATGACTCATTGGCCGGCAACTCGGCAACGTTTGGCTTCATCCCCCAAGAGCTAAAGACTGGGCTAGAGGCGTGTTGATGGAAATACTTTTCTAGGTGTTGGTCCCAAAACTGAGTCGGGCCAGTTACCTTTTGCCATCCGTTAACATCGGTAAACACCTTATTAAGCGCCAATTCAGACGGCTTTAGGTCTACCTTGTCAATTTCTTCCGGATTGCCTAGATACATCCCTCCATCTGGCCCCTGGAGTGCTAAAAATCCACAGTCAGCCTTGAAATCGACCGTGACAATAGGATAAGTCTCGGCTGTCCCTTTGTTGTCTACAATGACCGAATTATTGGCAAATCTGGCCTCTTTGTAGCCCTCTGTGGCGTTCCAATAACTGTTGGGGCTTACGAACTTGAGCTTGATAGTAGCCCAGGCTATCCGACTGGATGGCGTAACTGTGCCATCTAATCGACAAAGTAGTTTACGGTCCGGCTGATCAGCAAAAAATAGCCATCCATCCTCGTCAACGCTTAGAATCTTGTTCAATTCATCGACATGGTGGAGGACATCATCTTTGATGACAGCTTCAATCTCAACCACGCACTGGCCCCGGCTGCTTGACTGGAGCCAGTGATGGTTAGTGCCAGGGAGAGCGCCATAGGTGTTGGTGATTTTGCCAGAAAATGGTGTTGTAACCCTCTTAATGGTCATGTGTTGAGTTAAATCATGGCCATTGTAATAAGCTTTCTTAAGCAAATCCGAAGCCCTCCCCTCTCATGCGTTTGTTTTGTAAGTCTCTTACTTGGTTATAGGTGTTTAATGGCTCTGATAGGCCTCTGGAGACCTCTCGGCCATCTAGGTAGGTATTACCCTCTTTGGCAACTAAAGCTCTTAATAGGGCTAAAGTTTCACGTTGATAAAGTGGCATTTCCTCCTCGTGTTCCTCTACATTGACATTTTGATGAACAGTGTAGGCCATGCTAGGGTCAAACATTATCCTAGACTTAACATCGTCCATAGCCTCGTCAATAGCTCCGGCTGATTGCTCGATACCGGCGGCGATACCAGTTGGCAAGTGCACCCCAACCTCATCTCTCATTCGTCTGGATGGTGATTTGATACCAAACACACCCTTGACACTTGAAACGAAGCCATTGGCCTTTTCGCCCACCCAATTAACCATGTTCCCCCACATGGACTTGATACCATCCCAGAGACCAGAGACGATGTTCTTACCAATCTCGACTAGGTTAATCGAGCGGAGGAAGTCCTCGGCTTTCTTCCAGAGGCTCTTGATGGCGTCTGGAATCTTACCGAACCATTCTTTGACCGTGTTATAGATGTCTGTGGCCCATTTCGTAACGGCTTGTAGACACCGGCTTATAATTTGGACTAAGGCATTAACACCCAAGTTGAACAGGTTCTTAATGAGCTCCCAGGCCGATGAGGCAAGGTTTTGGACAGCTTTCCATAACCCATCCCAGTCACCCTTGAAAAAGGCAATAAATACCGCTAGGACATCGGAAATAACTTGGATAGCTGACATAATGACCGCTTGGATTTGTGGCCATACAGCTCGGACTACATCAATCACAATGGCCATCTGTTCATACATGATTTTCACACGCTCAACAATCCATTGGATAGCCAAGCCAATCACTTGACCGGCAAGTGTTACGGCATTACTCAAAGCCTCCCACAGTGGGCTCCCTTGAGCGTACAGATCACTTGAGCTCTGGAGCAACATGTCAAACAGAGGGAATACATGCTGATTGTAAAAATCACTGGCTGCTTGAGCGACTTCCATGATACCGCTCCAAAGGTCACTCATTACTTGCCCAATCGTTTGAGCTATCGTAATGACCAACTCGGCGGCGTCTGGCGGTAGTCCTAGCTTAACTAATAGGTCATAGTTGTCCCCCTCGGACATTGAACCGAAAAGGATGTCAAAGATAGCTATGACAGCCTCTTTAACACCATTGAGCACACCTAGGAACTTACCTATTACAGCTCCAATCCGTGAGAAAATGCCCTCTAGCGTTGAGATAACGCTCGGACTTATCCCTAGGCTTTGGAGGAAGTCTCCGCCCTTACCGGACGAAATAGCCCCAAATAACTGGCTGATAAATCCGACCACTTTCCCAATGGCTTCTCCGGCTTTGGTGACTAGTTGGCCCAATCCATTGACTATTTGGCCAAGAGGTGCGTCACCCTTAAACAACTCAGCAAAGAAAGCCGCCACATTCTGAACCAATGGCCCGATTGCTTGAGTTGCTGCTCTCATTGCCCCGGCTAAAGCTTGGATGACCTTAACCGCCGTTGGTAGGATAGCCTTACCAATCTCCGCCTGGAAGTCAGTCCAGGATTGCTTGAGGTTCCCCATCACGTTCTCCCAACCGTCAGACTCTCTGGCTGCTTGGCCCATGGCCCCGGAGACTTTGTTGGCGTCCTCAAACATTTTTAATAGGACTTCTTGCTGTTGAATACCAGTAAGGTCCTTATACTTTTGACCAAATAACTCGGTGGCCTTGGCGTTCCGAGTCGTTTCAGTCGATAGGATCCCGAGGTTATCCGCAACCGAGAAATTACCCTTTAAGTAGGATTTAAGGGTCTCTGTTGTGTCCTCGAGGCTCTTGTCATAAAAGGCGGCTGAGTCGGCGGCCGCTTTGGTTGCTCGAGTGGTAAACTCTAGCGACTGATTGGCGTCCATGCCGGCAACCTTGGCAAATGAGGCTATCTGGTTAAATGCCGGCTTAATTCGGTTTGGTATAGCTCCAATCTCATTGGCAACAGCATTTAAGCTTTCCGCCGCCTTGCCCTTAATATCACCAAAAACTTGGTCAAATTGGGCTTGTACCGCTTGAGCTGTTGCTGCTGCTTCGACCGTGGCCTTACCAAAGTCAAACACGCCTTTAGCAGCGAACGCCCCTCCAATCCACTTGGCGGCGTTCATGAACTTGGAAGCGACAGAGTCAGCCGATTTTTCGGCTTGCTTCTCTG